ATGTCGCCTGTCACCGCGGCGAGCGCTGCACGAACATCGCGGGCGGTAAAATAGTCCTCGTCCCACCACGAATCCCCGACGGTTCCGTAGAGCACGATCTCGTTATTGTTCATCGGACTTGTCCTTTTCGTTTTTCGCAGGCTTGGCGGCCTGTCCGGCCGCGGCGTTGCGGGCATCGCTGTCGAATGCAAGACCGGCGGCGTCCGCCACGGCGGCGTCCTCGATCTGCTCCTCGAGCAACCGCTCCGGGTCATATCCCAGTTCCCTGACGACAGACTGCCGGCTCGCGAAGCCAGCCCGCACCTTCTCGCGCAGGCTGATGATTTCCGTCTTCGGGTCCACCAGACGGAGCGGGGGCGGAACCCACTCGATATTGACGCCGCGCGCCGGGCGGGTCATCCGCTCCAAGGCCCACTGGTCGATGATCCACTGGCCAATCGGCTGCATCATCTGCGGGATCAGCATCAGCCATTGCCACGACTCGACGTTCGTGGCCATTTCCATCCGNCCGATCCGCGCCGAGCTGAAGTTCACATTGCTCAGGTCGCCGGAGAGCGCCTCGTAGGTGATACCCATCCCGACCGCGACCGACCGCAGGACAGTCCGGGTGAACTCGTCATAAGCCTCGACGCCCGGCGGTGTGGCGAAACGGATATCCTCGCCGGGCGCGACGTTCTGGATTCGGCCTGGGACGAGGCTGGTCGCCAGTCCAGAGATGTCGGTGTTCGGGTCGGTGTCGGCATCCGGGCTGATCCGGAACGCGACGAAGCAGGCGGCGATCTTCTGGCGCATCAACTGGGCGTCCTGATGGTCCGCCATGTCCTGCAATGTCATCGCGACAGGCGCGAACCAGCTGACACCGCGCATCTGTCCCGGCCGGTCCTGCCGGTAGATGTGCAGGATCTCTGACGCCGGCACCCGGCGCGATTCCCATGTCCTGCCAAGCCGGAACGTGCCGCCAGGATGCCTGGGAAACAGCCAGTAGGCGATCCGCCTCCCGATCCCGTCGTATTCGATGCCCTCGCGGACCTCGTTTCCGTCGATCACGCCATCCCTGGACGTGTCGATGAAGTCCGGTTCAAGCACCTGCAGCTGCAGCGATAGCGGCAGACCGTCACGGCGCTCGCGAAGCCGGCGGCGGATCAACACCTCGCCGGCATCGACAACGGTGTTCAGCGCCAGGCGCTGTAGGCCGTAGAGATTGGTTCTGCCGTCGGCGTCGATCGACACCGTGTCCAGATGCCGCTCGATCAGATTCAGAAGCTCCGCCTGATGCGATTTCGTTCCGCCCTTGATTTTCGGGATGATCCCGGTTCCGACGACATTGTTCACGATCACGGACTGCGCCCTTGTNGCGAGCGGCGTGTTCCGCAGCATGTCGCGCGCCACGTAGGCCAACCGCGCGCGGCGTTGCGCGGCTCCGTCCGCATCACTCGCCGTCGGCCGCCATGACGACGCGCGCCCGGTCGTCGTCGCGGCGTCGTAGTTCATCATTGCCCGCAAGGCCGTCATGGCGCGGGCACGGGCCAGCGCGCGCTCTGGCGACACCTTCGCGATTGCCCACTCGATCGGGTTCATCCTCAGACGCCCTTGCTGAACGCAGGGTTGTAGTGGGTCACGGGCNGCNTCCCCGCCGAGCTCGCCAGTTGCGCGGCGAGCGCGGCACGGGCTTCGCGCAGTTCCCTCATCGANCGGTATTCCACCCGCTTGCCGTCGTAGGTGGTCGAAACGACGCCGGATGCGATCATGCGATCCAGCGCATCGAGATCAGCCTGCGTCACGCTCATATCCAGCCCTTTCGGTCCTCGATCCATCCGCGGCCCTTCGGCTCGGGATACTTGTCTTTCGGGCTCGCCCGTTGCCCTTCGGCTGCCTCCGCCACGGCCACGGTTGCGTCGAACAGGTCGCCCTGCGGACCGTCCGGCGGCGTTCCTCGCTCGTCGTCGAGCGCGGACCACTGTNCCTCGGTCATCGAGGCCCACCCTTTCCGCCGTGCCGCGGCCTCGGCGTAGATCATGGTGTCGAGGCCCTCGTTGCGGCGCCCGGGCTCCGCCAGCTCCCAGGCTGACGACACGACCCCGGTGCGGCTTCGCTTGAGCACCCTGACCTCGGAGGTGATCATCCTGTAGAACTCGTCGCCCAGACCCCGCGCGAACCCGACATGACCGCGCTCAAGCGGATCATCCTTTGCCAGCCAGGCGTAGAAGTCGGCCTTGAGCTGGCTCACGTTCAGCATGAATGCGCGCTTCTGCGAACGCTTTGCCTGCCCGTCCTTGCGGCGCTCGAACTTCATCGGCGCCATGACCGGCCCGGTCTGGCTCGATGCACCCTTGACCAGGATCACCCGTCCCCANGGATAGCGCTTGGCCCATGACCAGACATCCTCGGTGAAGGTGCCGACATCGACCGCCATCATGTCGATCTGCACCNTGCGGCCGAGCGTGGTGCGCCAGCTTCCCTTCAGGAGCGCGTCAAGCGCCGCCCGCCCCTCGTCGTCGCCGATGTGGTGCGGGATCACCCGATACTCGATCACGAGGCGGCGATAGTTTCGGCCAAAAGCAACAATTTGNACCTCCGTCCGATCCTGCTGGCAGTCCACGCCGGCCGTCAGGATGAATCCGCTCGNGGGAAGCACTCCTGGCGGCAGCGTGTCGGCTTCCGCCGCATTCTCCACCCTGTCCCTGAGCTTCTCCCAGTCTGGCCCCTTGCTCGCTTGCTCGTAGGGCAGCCCGAGCACGTCGTTGAAGAAGACCTGCTCGGTCTCGGCTTCGACCTGCTGCGCGATGGCGGATTCCGTTTCCCGCGTCAGCGTCAACCGCGTCCAACCCATCACCTGGGCATAGCTGACCGCGATCGAGGCCCAGTCTCTTTGCGGCGCGTAGGCGCGCCAGAGGTGGAACCCAGGGTGGTCTCCCTTCGGATTTGCCGGGACCCAGCGGCCACGCGATACGATCTTCTCCTTGTCGGAATGTCGGATCTCGCAACCGCACTCCTCGCAGGTGAAGCAGGCAGCGTGCAGTCGCTCCGGATCGATGTTCTTCCGGAAGTTNTCCCATGTCAGCGGCGCCTCGTTTCCGCAATGCGGGCACGGCACCCAGTAGTAGCGTTGATCGGACCGCGCGAAGGACCGGCTGATCCTGCACGTTCCGGCCACAAGCGGCGTCGANACGCGAAGGATCTTCGCATCCTCGAACCCCTCGGCCCGGCTCACCATCAGCGCTTCCGGGTCTCCCTTGTCCGTCGCCTCCCATTTCGAGATGTCGTCTCCGATNACCAGGCGACGCGATGTCCCNGTGAGGTCGGCCGGAGATCCCGCCGAGGCGACCTTCAGGGACCCGTTTCGGTCCAGCGTCTCCTGGTTGAAGATCGCGTCGGTGTTGTCACCGCGGCCATCTCCGAAGATCTCCTTAAGCGCGACCGTGCTGCGCCGCATGGGCAGCCACTTGTTCATCACCCACTCTTTCGCGGCCGCCTGGGTCGGATGGACGACGAGCGAGTCGAGCGGCGTATATTCGTGCCAAGCTCCGATCACCGGCTGGATGATCGAGACCGTCTTGCCCCACTGGGCCGACCCTCTGACCGTTACCTCCCGGCAAGGATGCTCTGGAGACAGGACCTCGTGGATCTCGCGCAGGAACGGAAACCGCTCGATGCGGAACGGCCCAGGCATCGGCGACCGCTCGTCGAAGACGATGTTGTCCTCGCACCACCGGGTAATGTCTGGCGGCGGCGGCGGCAGCATTGCCCTCGCCGCGGCAAGGGCGATAACGGCGGACGCCGGAGCCAGGAAGCCCATCAGATATCTGCGTCCTTCTCCGCCTCGGTAAGTCCATGCGTCGCGGCTTCATCGGACAGTTCGCCCGCACGACCCATGCGATGTGCCCGCCATGTTTCCATCATGATCTGCCTGGCGGACTTGAAGTCGACGCCAAGCCGATCGGCGATCGCTCGCGCACCATCGCGAATGACAGACTCGAACCCGGCAATCTCCTGGCCTACGAGGCGGGAAATCTGCCGCTCCGATTCAGCGGCGAGAATGTAAACGCCCTCTTCGAGCGCATTCTCGCGCCGCTTCTTACGAAGCTCCTCCTGGCGGATCGCCAGTGTCGTAAGCGTGTATTCGTCCTGGTCGTCCTTGTGCAGGCGGCCGTCGGTCTTGCGCCGCTTGGCCGCCGCGGCGGTGTGCCCATCGTCCGAACTCTCCCCGGCCAGTCGGCCCAATGCCATCCTCGTCTGCGCCCCGTTACCAAGCATCTGGCTCTTATCGAGGTTCTTTCCAAGTGCTTCTCCGACCTTGGCCAGATCGAAGCGCCGCCGCCGGCCATCACCCTCGAAACACCCGGAGAGCTTACCCTCAGAGACATACTGGCTCACCCTGGCCTTGGACACTCCGAGGTGGGCGGACAGCTCTGTTGCGGTTAGCAGGGGCATGGATCCGTTAAGGCTTTGCCANAGTTAAGTGCGCCANATTAAGGCTGCGTTTTCAGTTTAGGATCNCAAACGTTTCGC